CACCAAGACGATCAACTTCCGTCGCCACAAGCTGTCTGCCGTGGCCAACCAAGTTGGCGCCAATGGTGAAGTCCTGACCGCTGGCAACCTGACCGCCTTCGCGCTGGCCGAAGCCACCACGCCGACCGAGCTTGGCACCACCATGCAAAACGTGGATGTCACGCTGGCCCAATACGGTGCTGTCGTCGGTATCTCGGACATCACCGAAGAAACCCACATCGATGATGTGCTGACCGAGTACATGGGCATCCTCGGCGAGAACGCCGGCCAAGTCATCGAAGCGATGCGCTGGCTGGGTATCGTTGGCGATGTGTCGGTCAACGTCTTCCTCGCCGGATCCGTTGCCGGTGAAGCCAACATCGTTGCCCCGTTCGGTGCCGCCGAACTGCGCGCCGCTGTTCGCTCGATCCGCAACAACCACGGCCGCCCGATCACCAAGGTTGTGAAGTCTGACGTTCGCTACGGCACCCAAGCCTGCGAGCCGTCTTTCGTCGCCATCTGCCACTCTGATCTGGAAGGCACCATCCGTAAGCAGTTGGGCGCGAACTTCACGCCGGTTGCTGACTACGGCTCCAGCATGACCCCGCTGCAAGGCGAGTTCGGCAACTTCGAGAACATCCGTTTCCTGTCCTCGACCCTGCTTGGCAAGCGCGCCAATGCCGGTGGCACCGTGGTCGCTGCTCCGAACCTGCACTCGGATGGTGGCGCCAACGTCAACCTGTACGACGTACTGGTGTTCGGTGCCGATGCTTGGGCTGGCGTCGCCCTGAAGGGTGAATTCGCCGTGACCCCGACCATGGTTCGTGCAACCCCGACCGACTCCGATCCGCTGGCCCAGCGTTCGAAGGCTGGTTACAAGACCATGCAGGCCGTCAAGGTTCTGCAGCCGGCCCACATCAAGAAGATTGTGACCGGAACCCTCAAGGATAGCCAACTCGGCTAACCCTGAATGACGGAGGCCCGGATTGATCCGGGCTTCCTTTTCATCACCACAAGGAGAAAAGCATGGCCCGTACCGCCAACACCGAAGTTGCCACAGTCGAAACCGTTGAAGAAGTCGAATCGCCGGTTGCCCGCACCAAGCGCGTGATCATCCAGCGCCCGGCTGGTAACACCGATTCCCATATCTTCCTCGGCTTCAATTCGTTCGAAGGTCACTTCGAATTCGACAAGCCGGTTGAACTGCCGGCTGCCATGGTTGATTACCTGCGCAGCCAGCGCAAGGTGGAATTCCACCCCGACGAATCAGGCCACCCGGTGGCCAGTTCCGTCAATGTGATCAATATCGTGGATGCCTGATAGCTCCCTGACTTGATCTGCATCACTGGTGGCCGGACTCACAATCCGGCCATTGTTTTTATGGTGGCCGACCATGGCATCTCTCAATTACGACTCGCTGATTCCCTACATCACGCTCGATGTCGCTGGCGCACCTGACCCGGTGATCGTGGCCATGATCAACATGGCCGCTCGGGAATTCTGCCTGCAATCAAGTTGCTGGAATGAATACGAGGACATCCCTCTCGCAGCCGACAAGAGTGACTACGAACCCTCTACGCCAAACGGCGCACAGGTCCGCTTCGTCAAGTCGATCCTAATCAATAACCGCGAGATCCAGCCGGCTTCCGAGGACAAGATTCTCTACTACATGCGCTCGGCCTTTAGTGCTGTTGGCTCACCGCTGTACTACTACATGCTCAACGACATGGCTTTCCGCGTGCTGCCAAAGCCTACCTTGATGGACGCCGGCCAGATCATGCGGGTGCGCACAGTCTTTGTGCCGAAGTTCAATGCCACGGTATTCGATGCCAACCTGATCGAACGCTATGCCGAAACCCTGATTGCCGGCGCCAAGGCCCGCTTGATGGAGATGCCGGGTAAGCCATGGAGCAATCCCGCGCTGGCCGGTTACAACAAAGGGCTGTTCGATGTGGGTGTGGCCAAGGCGCGCATTGACTTCGAGTTGAGCAACGTCCCTTCTGAAATGAAGGTTCGCCAACGTAACTTCCGGAGCGTGTGATGGACGTGCTGTGTTCCCTTGTTCTATTGAACGTCAAAACCCTGCTCAACGATGCTGGCCTGATCCATTGGACGCAAGACGAATTGCTGAATTGGGGAAGCGAAGGGCAGGTTGAGCTTGTTGTTCTGAAGCCAGACGCGGCCACCAAGACTGTGACGCACCAACTGGTTTCCGGCGCCAAGCAAACCAATCCGGATGACTGTATCGAGATCATCGATATGCGGCAGAACGATAACGGCAACGCCATCACGCCGACTGACCGCGCCACACTGGACCGCTTTATGCCGGGCTGGATGAAAGGCCCGACCGCATCCACGGTCAAGCATTGGATGGATGACCAACAGCCCGGCACGTTCTATGTCTATCCAGCGCAAAACTCAACGCCGGCCAAGGTCATCATCACACACAGCTTCACGCCGCCCGCCCTGATTGCAAACGGCACGCTCGGCGTGCGCGACATCTATCAGGCCGCCATCGAAAACTACATTCTGTTCCGCGCTTTCAGCAAGGACGCAGAGCCGGCCAGCGCCGAGCGCGCCATGGCCTACGGAAAGGCCTTCTACGGGTAATCACTATGCCAGCAGCCATTTACGACTTTGAAATCGAGCAAGGCACCACGCTCAACAAGCAGATGGTGTGGAAGGACGGCACCGGGGCGCCGGTTGATTTGTCGGGCTACACGGCCCGCATGCAGATGCGGCCCAGCGTATCGAGCGATACCGTCCTGCTCAACCTGACGACCGAGAACGGCGGTATCACGCTGGGCGGCACGCTTGGTACGATTACACTGCACTTCACGGAAGCCAATACCTCGGCGCTGCCCAAGGGCGGCGTCTTTGATGTGGAGTTGATCATCGGCGGCAACGTGACGCGCTTGGTGCAGGGCGCCATCTCGCTATCCAAGGAGGTAACGCGCAATGTCTGATGTCGTGGTTATTGAAACAGCGCCGGCTGAAATCATCGAAGTGGTGGCTGCTGGCCCCCAAGGCCCGCAAGGCCCGCAAGGCCCGGTGGGTGATGTCAATCCGCAGATGCCGGTGATTCTGGCAGCCACGGAGGCGGCACGCGATGCGGCGCTGGTATCCGAACTGGCGGCAGCCGCCTCGCAGTCGGCAGCGGCAACATCGGCGGCTAACGCGGCAACATCGGAGAGTAATGCGACCACATCGGCAGCCACGGCCACGGCGCAGGCAACGGCCTCGGCTGGCTCGGCGACGGCCTCGGCTGGCTCTGCTGCAGCGGCGCAAGCCTCGGCCACGAATGCCGCAACCTCGAAAACCAATGCCGCGAACAGCGCCACGGCTTCGGCCAACTCGGCGACCAGTTCGGCGAATAGCGCGACGGCGGCGCAGGCAGCGCAAACCGCCACCGAGTCGGCCCGTGATACGACGCTGGCCACGGTCGGAACTATGGTGCTCAAGGCCAATAACCTGTCCGACCTTGCCAGCATCCCGGCTGCGCTGGTCAATCTTGGCCTGAACAATGTCAGCAATACCAGCGACGCCAACAAGCCGGTCAGCACGGCGACGCAGGCGGCGCTCAACCTGAAGGAAAACAAGGCCAACAAGGGCGTGGCCAATGGCTATGCTGGTCTGGATGCGGCTGGAAAGGTGCCTGCTAACCAACTCCCTTCCTACGTCGATGATGTACTGGAATTCGCCAATCTGGTCGCCTTCCCGGCTACAGGTGAGGCCGGGAAGATTTACGTCGCGCTCGATACCAACAAGACCTATCGCTGGTCTGGTTCGGCCTATGTCGAGATCAGCGCATCACCCGGCACGACCGATGCACTGACCGAAGGCGCGACTAACCTTTATTTCACCACGGCACGGGCACGGGCCGCTTTGAGCGCCACCGGGGCCGTGTCCTACAACAGCGCCACCGGGGTTATTTCAGCCGAGCTTACCTCTGGCTACGCTTCAAAGACTGTCGCTGCGAATACCACGCTTGCCGCCGATACCGAGTATGAAACGGGGCGCAATCTGCGCATCAATCACGGCGTCAATCTGGTCATTCCGGTATCAACCAAACTGATCGTGCGCAAGTACGCGGCAGGCTCATCGCTTTAACAGGAGAAAACTATGTCCATGCAACTTGATTCAGCCAGTGGTTCCATCACACTCGTTCCAGAGGATGGCGCCGGAAACGTCAATGTCACCGTGCCGCGAGGCGGTTTTGCTTCGGTGCCAGCTTATGGCTTGTTTGCCAAGGCAGACCCGGCATCCGTCGCCTTCACCGTGACCGCCGCTGGCGCCGCACGCATCAAGGCCGGCACCAAGGTGGATGTGGCCGGAACGCTGGTGCAGTTCGCTTCCGATACGGCCATCACCATGCCGACACTCACGGCGGGCACCGACTATGCCATCTGGCTCAAGGACGATGCAACCATTCAGGCATCCAGCAGCCACACGTCGGCACCAGGCGCAGGCAATTGGCGCAAGATCGGTGGCTTCCATTACGCGCCCGGTGGCAACGCTGCCGCACAAGCTGGCGGCGACACTACACCAGCGATCAATGCCTACTCGCTGTGGGACTTGAAGTTCCGGCCAGCTTGCCCTGATCCGCGTGGAATGACGCTGGTTGCTGATTCGTTCTGGACTGACATCTATCTGCTGGGAGTGGATCACCTAACCAACGGCACGTCGAAGTACAACGTGACTATTGCCGATGGCAGCAGCCCGCCGAAGATTCCGACCAAGTTTGGCGGCAATGGCTCAACGGCATACAGCACCATGAACTGGTGGGAAGCCAACGAAGTTTTGCAGGCATATGGAAAACGCTTGCCAAGCTATGACGAATTCGCTGCGCTGGCTTACGGTACGACCGAAGCTACATCTGGCGGCACCGATCCTGTTTCAACCATCCTGCGCAACGCCCACACCAGCAAGTGGGGCGTCATGCTGGCAACTGGCAACCTATGGGTATGGGGTGCGGAATTCGGCGGCGGCACAGCAGCGGCAAGCTGGACAGCCAACACTGGCGGGCGTGGCAGCACGTACCAAATGGAAAACGCCGTGCGATTTGGGGGCAACTGGGTCGACGCGTCGAACGCCGGTTCACGTGCCTCGAGCTGGAGCTACTCGCCCACGTACTCGACCGACGT